GAGTTTCTTGACAGGCTGGAGATTGTCGCAACCGCTGACAAAGTAACTCATTACGTTAGGTGCGCAGGGGTCTGTGTTGCATTTCTCATTGGTGAGTTTATCGAGGTTTTTCAGTTCGACGTATGAGGTAGTAGCCGGGTAGTCAACCTCCTCGAGAGCAGCACCATCAGCAAAGTGTGCTTCTGTGAGTGATGACCCACCAGCGAGGAACTTACGCAGACGAAAGTTACTACGCATATCGAGCGCACCTCCAAGGGTTGAGATGTTCTGCACATCTATCTCCTCTAAGGAGGTGGTATTGCCGAGCGTAAGCGAAGATATAAGTATCTTTACGTTCTGTTCATTCTCATCACCGAGTTTCAGACGCTTCAATCGCTTACCGATAATAGAGAGCGCACCATTGATGACATACGAACTCCAATCGCCAATATCGAGCAGGTAGTCAGCTGACTTGACAGATAGCTGCTGGTCACTGGTGCCGTTAATATCGACGACTATCTCACACGGCTTACCAGCATCCGTGCGAGCACCACGCATAATCGTGGTACCGTATGCAATAGTAGGGTACAATTTCATTGCAGGCGTCAGGCGAAGAACGATAGAGTTAGTCGTTGCGTCTGCCTGTGCGGAGGTACGAACAGTAATCGCACCTTCAGCCGTCTTAGCGTCGTAATCTCCGAAGCTATACTTACTCATTAAGTACTGAATGCGTTTCTTCACCCAAGCAACCTCGGGCGATTGACCATCACAGAGCGACTGACCCAGTGGGTCGGTGTCGTTCGTATAAGTACCTTGAAGCATTGCGAGCTTCATTTTTTCGTACAGCTTTCCATCCTCATTGTATAACATAGACGAGAATTTATCAATCACAGAAAAATAGTACTTAGCGAAGAAAGCAAATAGCTTCTGCTGGTGTGAACCCTTTTGTAAGCCACCTAACTCTTCCATCTTCGCAAGCATACGACGCATCATCTGCGCACGTTCCTCTGGGTATGCTTGCTCCATCAAGTTCCAAAGAACGGACTTCTCACCATTCCACACAGGTGTACCATCCTCGTATGTGTCGTGGTATTCCACCGAGTAGGGTTTCTTCATCAATCCTTGGTTAATGACCGTGAAGATAGTATCCAAGTCATCCTGTCTGAATTTCCATTTACTCTTTGCCATGTTTATTCTTTGTTAAAGTTATATGGATAAATGTTTTTAGCGCAGTTATCGGTCGCTGCCACCGCTTCTACGTATAACTGATGATAAAGAAGGTCCATGATGTCCCAGTATTGTGACTGCTCGGCACGGAACTTTTGAATGCGTGCTGCCTTGAATAACTCATTGAGTTTAGCTGCATCACTAATCGAGTTGAACACTGACTCTGTCAATCCGTACTTATCTCCGACTAACTGCTGACGAAGATTAACCACCGACACACCGCTATCAAGCGTAGATGGGCAGAACCGCTTATACAAGCTATCGTAATAGTATAGGTTGTATTGGTTCGGGTCGCCTTCCTTCGCAATCCAATACTCAATATGTGTTGAATGAGGGTCAGCATTCAGTTCATCAAGTGTACCATTGAAAGGCTCAATGAATGTATTGCACGAATACACTACGTTGTAAGCCGTGATATACGACTCAACGAGTTGCTCTGCACGCTGACGGGTCTCATTGTCTGCTGTAGTCTTATCATCCGCAGGGAGGTCAGCGTAGTCCAAGTCCCAGCAGTTTTCCCAAGAGAGTTCAGATACTTGGTACTGATAGGCTTCTTCCTCTGTGTTATAGCGGATGCGTCGTTTGTCCCAAGGCACTTGATACAAAGTAAGGCGTGGCGAGTTGTCAGAGCCTTCTATTGATAGAAGGTCAGGAAACAAGTCCTTATCATATCCGAAGGTTGCAGCATCCCCCTTATCTGGGCCTACTGTAAACAGACCGACGAACTTGTACGTCACAGTACCGTCTTCTGCCGTCTGCTTCTCAAATCCAACGAATGTCTCTTGGTAAATAGAGACACGTGCTTCGCTATCCTGCTCGATACCCTCGTTAGTTAAGCCTACCGCCTTCCATAGGTCGGTATATGAGTTCACAGAACCTAACTTGTGGTATTGCATAGAAGAAGCGATGTTCTTTTTCGCTGTCAGCTTAGAGATTTTAGGAATGTTCTTAAACAGCTCAAATTTCTTCTGCGCTGTCTGACCATCCTCATACACGATAGTTGTATCTTTAGCAACCTTTGCCTTCCAGTTCCAAAGGTAGTAAAGCATAGAAGATGTACCTTGACCTTGCAGCTGTAGATTGGTAATCGTCAAACGGTTAAGGTTGGTGTTTCCATCCTTAGGATAAATCTCAAGTGTTCCCTTAGGACGATATGACTTGCCATATTCATAAGCCGGCAATGGTTTGTCGAAGGTAAAGACATTAACCTTGCCACGCACCTTATCAAAGTCGACTGTGGTACCGAGGGTGTCATAGATGTCATTATCTAACTTTTCAGCACTCTTTTCTCCTACTGTTGCAAGTGCATTGATATAATCCTGATGCACGTTAGCAGCGTCCATTGCGCTGTCGTAGATGCGGATAGAATAGAGGTCAACATCTGCCTTATCAGAACCTATGACGATACCACCCCCTGAACCTATCTGCATAGAGTCGGTAAGAAGATAGGCAAACTTACGAGCTTCGACACCGTCAATGTAGAGATAGACGAGGTTAAGGTAGTACGTGTTGCCATTGAGTACATACGTGTACTTTTTCGGAGAGATAACAAGTGCCAGGCGAATACGCACACCATCATCTGTGCTCATTGCTTGCACATCAGGATTACGCTCGCTACGAGTTGCGAACATAATAGAAGCCGGCTTAACCTTCAATCCGATATAACCCTTCTGATAAGGCATTGCAATGGAGATACACTCTGCATCGTAATCAGAAGTATTGTTAATCTGATAATCAATTTCGATGGTCTTACCCGATTGCGCTGCCTCCTTAGCGAAAGGCTTGTAATCGATAGTCAATCGTGAACCAGCGAGCAAGCGCAATGTGCGTGCGCCTTCATCGTCTGTCACCCAGCCGTCTCGAGAGAAAGCCACATTCTGCCACTCAGCACCGATATGCTCGGAGTTGATGAGATTGCGGAGGACATTGTGGTCGGTATCTGTATTATTTCTATTCTTCGCATTCAGATAGAATACCGCTCCTGCTGTAGCAGAGTAACCTTGCGAGTTATCCACTGGGAACGGAATTGCATCACGCAAGCGCACTTCGTCTGTTGGGTGAGTTCTAAAGCCGATTAACGCTGTAAAATCGGAGTTATCGATAGTCTCAACCTCAAGCGAAAGCGTGTACTGCATCTTTGTTTGCGTCAGTGTGTTCTCAGATATATTCTCTTGCAACACCTCGTTATCCTTCTTCATCAGGATTGAGAGTGGTGTTGTAACCGCCTTACCGTCGTATACAGCGTACTCCAATACCTTGTTTTCATACCAGTTAAGCAGCTTCTCTGCCTTGTTGTTTACCACCACCATCTTCACAGCATCGTTGTTAGCAACCGCCATGAAGTCGTAACCTACAGGCGTAGTTTGTACGGTGCCGTCCTCGTTGGAAAGCCACGCAGAGAGGTGGAATATGCCAGTCTTGTTGGTGAAAGGCACGGTGTAAGCTACTGGCGATGACGTGTAAGTGGCAGTACCAAACTGGCGTTCGTACGTCTGCTCGTAGCCTTCACCCGTAATCTTCACGTGCAGCGTCTTGCTGATATTGCCGCTAATGTAACACGGTAGCACTATGTCGCCTTGATATGCTTTCCACCAGTTGAACTCTGATATAGAAAGGAAGAGTGCCGATAGTGTGATAGAATAGACTAACGCAGGAGAGGTCTGACCAGTTACCTCGCCCGTAATCTTCACCATGATGTTGTTCTGTCCACTCTCCAGGAAGCGGAATACATCAACTGTGGTTACGGTGTTCGACTGGCAGCGTCCACGTGCTTTAGAGACAAAAGTTCCGTCGCCAGCTTTAGCAAACACCTCGTAGGTACCCCATTCGCCTGTATCAGAGTAATCCGTCTGACCGATATCTTTTGTGCGAGATATAAACATAAACTTCACTGTGCATTCTCCTGCCGACTTCGATGCTGAAAGTGTAGTCGAAGGCGACTGATTGGCAGCACGCAGATAATAGAGAATCTCCGTCTGTCCACCACCTCCACCCTGTCCGATACCAAGTTCGGCAAGTCTCATCGGGAGCCATTGTGCTCCGCCCCACACAAGAACGCAAGTTTCAGAAGTAAGATTGTCAGCTGTAGTATTGACATTTGCAAGTTGACCAAGGGTCGGTGGATTCTTCCTTACCGCTGCTTTCACTCGTTCTTCTTCTGTATTGAAAGCATCAACGAGGTCGTTTATCTTGTTCGGAATCTTGTTAAACTCATCGGCTGTGAGTTTCTTGCCAGTTGTTTTGTTTTCTATGTAGAGTTTATCCATATAGCTACAAGTTAAATGGGAAAGTATATGTGAAGCGTTCATTACCGCTAATCTCAATGCCATGTGCAAGCGTGAGTGCATGACAGACGATGTCTTGTAGATATTTTCCACGTGCCATTTCAGGTTGTGTACGTGTTGTATCTTCAACGACCTTCACTTTTGCCAGTCGATAGTGTTTATTACTATCAAGCTGGCTGGCTCTTATTTTCAGTTTAATGTGTTGCAGCATCGGCATTGATGATTTCATCAAGTATAGGGTTCAAGGCAAGTTGAACGATAGCTGTGAAATTTTTCTTTAGCACCTCTTTCACAGCGATTGCTGTCTCTGCATCGAGCGTAGCACGTCCTACCTTATATATATCTAAGGCTGTGCTGACGGCTGCGATACTATTTGTACTATAATATAATACATTTGCCATTTCCTTGGCGATATCGACCTTTTGAGTTGTGCCGTCAATATTCTTAATCTCAAGTTCTTTAAAATTAATAGTTTCCATATTTTTATTTTTTAAAAGTTAGACAATAGTATACAATAGTAACCTGTAGAAGGAGTGAAGCATAGTGCAAACCGCTTGACATCACAACTACTCATGAGAATTTGAGAATTAGAAGCTTCTGAATCTTTACGATAATATTCGTATAATTTTTCACCACCTATTCCTACATGTATTCTATCCTCCCTAATCGTGCCGACTCCATAGATGCTTCCTCCTTCAGCAGACGTTGTCGGCGTTGCTGCCTTGCAAGTCGAGGAAAAGGTTATCTGATAAGAATCTCTGTCAATTATGATAGTGAAAGGTACGCAAAACGACTCTGAATTGGAGGTTATTCCCAGCTGTTTGCGAACATCAGAGAGTGGAGGATAGAAGAAATGAATTTTCTTGCCAGACGAGTTCTTTAACAAAAATGTCGTTGCAAAACTAAAATCAATTACATTTGTATCCCCATTTTTAGTATATTCCATAAAGTACCCATGCTCTATGATTCCACCATTGACACGTAGTGCACCTTGCAGTTCAAGAGCAACGTTGCGGTTAGTAACATTGTCTGATATTATCTTTGCTGCTGGACGATAAGCATCAAAAACGCTATTCATTCTTCGATAGATATACATAGCTGATGCACAATAAGCTTCACTATTGCCTCTTGTTGTTGGGTCTGAGCCACGTCCAAAGCCAACCATTAAATGTGCAATGTCACCAGCTGCGAAATAGCCCACTTGTTGTTCAAGTAAGAAAGATGAAGAATTAAGGTATACAAAATTCTCTTTTTCATCGGTCCACCATTTGTTATAGTCACCCGTATAAAGGCCATCATTTCCAATTGAGAAAGGGCCAATATTACCTTTGCGTGCAGTTACTGTTCCAGATATGTTCGCGTTTGTGGCCATGAAACCATCCATCTTGACGTTTCCGTGCTCATCGACGACGAATTTATTATTTATGATCGTTTTCCCTAAGAAGTTAATCTGATCTGCATTAAAGAGCAATTTACCTCCATCTTCGCTTGTTGTAAGCTTCAGTTCTGCAGACTTCTTTTTTTGTCCTGAGGCATCATAATAATCAGAAAAGAGAGTGAGCGAACCATCTTCTCCTGCTACCGAGCGCAAAATACCCACATTGCGAAACCCCGTTAGGTTTCCTTCATCGTCCCATAGCGCACTATGCAAGAGATCTGAAGTTCCACTAAGCGATGATATAACAGCATTAAATCTTCCCTGTGCTGTAAGCAAAGAAGTGGCGCGGTTGGCTTTAATATCACTCAATAGTGCATTAAGTGTGTTCTCATTTCCAGCTATCACCTGCATAGTCTTACTTCCCAATTGCCGAATAGCTGTGATTGGTAATGTTGTATATTGCTGTACTGGCTGCCAATGCTTAATGCTGAAAGGCTCGCCGTTTCGCTTTGCCACGACAGCACGCAAGACATCGTTGCTATACTCTATAGTTGCATCCTTATAAGTTGCGTTTACCCAGAGGTCGCCCACGTCGTATGCCTGTTCGCGTGTGGGCTGTGTAACGAAGACGCGCCGCTTACCATCTGCAGTATCTTGCGCGCGATTGGCTGCTTCGAGCGATGTGAGCACATCAGCATCAGTGATATCCTCCCAAGTATAACCGCTATCTTTTTTCGTAAAAGCATAGGCGCGTCCACCCCCTGTTTTTGCGAAAGAGCGATTGTAATATATATCATTTACATGCTCATTCCGTGTGAAATCATCTTGCCATTCCAGTGCAGGTGCATTGCGAAGTGACGGCTTTTCATCCCCAAACCAAAGCACCATTTGCTTATCGCTTTGTTGTTCAACAGCATTGATTTGAGATTTCAATGACGCAAGATATTCTTCTATGCTTAGCTCGTGTCCGTGCTCATCGGTCACCATCCACCAGGAACCTTCCGTTGGGCTCATCTGTATCTTAGGCTTCGGAAGGGAGAAAGAGTTGATGCCAACATACATCCTGTAATACGGACTGCCACTCCCAGCTGCTGCCTGAATGATTGCATGCTGACGAGCAGGGTTCGTCTTATTGCCCAGTGTCGACACCTCATCGCCTATGCGCGGTTCGTCGCTTCCACTTGCGTAATCGTCAGCGTTCGTGTTATCGCAGATATCTACATAGTCAGTACCAAGACCGAAGACGCGCCGGTGATAGTAGTGATTAGCCATCGCACCCTGTGCACTAACGAGGTTGAACGTTTCACAGTAAGCGTAATCGTCCATACCCATCGTGTTGCTCACCATGCGCCCCTCACCGTCCTGCTGCGTGAAGTAGCATCGCCAACCGCCCTCGATCTTCTCAACTTTTGAGATAGTAAAGCTACCAGGTGAATTTAAAATCGCACCATTGATGTGCGTTGACTTCATCAATTGCACCTCTTCTGCCGTCAGCTGCTTGCGGACATGGAAGTAATCGCCCTCGAAGTGCCAGTTACCTTGTGTATCAGGATAGATTGCTGCACCACTTGCCTCTTTCACATAGTTGCCAAACAGGACCGAGGTCATGAATGATATTACAGCCCTGACCACAGAGTCTTTATCTGTCCTGACTATCTTCTGCCAGTCTGAGCTGTCTTTGTGCAGTGTTTTTGCCACTTCTGCAATGTCGGCCAGGGCTGCATTTATCTTCTGAGCATCCAAGGTCAGATAATTTCCGGTCCTGTCGAGCGCTTTTAATACCGACATATTGTCGTGTTGATGACCAAAGGAACCATCACCTTTATAAGCAGACGTTATTTCGCGTGATATCCATGCAAGAATGGCATCTGCTGTCGTAATGTTCCATTTGTCAGCATAAGGACTTTGTACAGGGAAGAGTGCCCCACCACTCAGCGGTAGCCTTTCCAGCTCAACCAAGCGTGGGGCGATGGTAAAAGAGCCTATATCGGGTATTTTGATATCAAGTTTATGGGGCTCAGCTTGTTCTGTTCTTTTGAGATTGAGATAAGGGCGTGCATCGGCATACTTATAAGTAAAGGTATAAGACGAAGGAAGTTCTTTTTCCTGCCAGCTGACCTCGCTTTCCGTGACTACGATGCGTCGTACATGATTTCCGATATAGAGATACTTTCCGAGTGAAGGGAAGAAGTCAAGCAGCCACTTGCGTTCCTGATCAGAAAGAAAACCTGTGTTCTTTTTGAACTCACGCGCTGTATCGACTCGATATTCTTCTGCATCGTTTTCTATCTCTACGATGTTGTGAGTGTGTTTCGCCGTATTCTCCGCATTACCATATGCACGGAATGTATCAATGCCTCCTAATGAGTTCTCGAACAACACCCATTGTTCCTGCTCGTTACGTATATCGGTCGCATAGTAGCGCTGGATATAGGTGAAGCGTGTGCCAGAATTGTCTTCTACCCAAACGTCATAATAAGATGGTAATTTGTTGAGTTTTCCGGCAATTATTCCATATTGCAAGGGTATAGTCCAGCAGGACGCGCTGGAGAGATTTGCCAATGTGAGGTCGTAGGGTTCATATTCGCCGTTGTTGTCGATGTAGGCACGGCATTTCACGACACAGTCTTCCACAGCGTAGTAGGTGAGAAATTCGGGCGTGTAATAGGTGACAGGCTTCATGGTGGGCTGCCAGGTGAGAAAGTTCGCCTTCAGCCAATTTGTCGCTGTATCGGCAAAGCTATCTATTCCTGCCCGCAGGGCCGTGAAAGTACATGATTCAATATTGTTGGACTTATCTTCCGTAATTTCTACGGTGAATATACGTGCGATGTTTTTCTGTCGATAGGGGGTAGTGGAGTCTTGCAGTTGAAAGGAAAGCAAAGGGGTGATGATGTTTTCCATATCCACTTCTATTCGTTTCGCCTTGTTTGGCGTATACGTGTGCTGTACGATTATCTGATTCGAGTCTGCATATTTCAGAACGAATGTAATCTCATTGCTGGTTGAAATGACAAAGTGGTTCATCGCGCCAGTCATGCTTAGCGCATCGGGTTTGAGAAGAATATCCATTTTTTAAAAGATTTAATGCGAAGATAGTGCAATATAATAGAATAGAAAAGGACATCATATCGTCAACCGATATGATGTCATGGCGTTTCGTCATCTTACTTAGGGACACATTCCAACCACACTTCTGTTCGTGTGTATTTCCATTTAGAATGCCTCCAGAAGGAAGCATGACGGGTTTTCTGCGAAGTATACGAGATTTGCTTGCCATAGGGTTTCCCGAGATATTCTGCCGAGGGTATAGGAGGATAAATCGTTGTAAAGGTTCTATTTTTATCAAGTCCAGCGTTCTCGTAGTCGCTGCTGCTTACTTCCGCCTGCTTTTCATGCCCCACCCATTTATAGGGTGTATCCATAGCTTTCAGTTGCTGATTGACCATTGGCGCATTGATTACAGGCTGCATGAGTGCTATGGTGTAGAGTTGGGATTCAACCGGCTCATTTTTTCCACCGAGTGTGAACTTTAGTTTGTTGAAAAAGAAGGCCACGCCCCGAATCATTACTTTTGCATAGGCTGGCAGGTTTTGCTTTTGTGACTGCGATAACAATAGCTTTACTTTCATTTCATGCAGTGAATTGCGCAGGAGAAGGTCGTAATCACGATAGAACTTTTCAAAGATACCGAAGGGACCATTGTAGTAGAGTGCATAATCGAAGATTTGTGGGTGCTCGGCATTGTGTATATCGTAAGCAGATATCGTTCCTTCAGGTCGTTCTTCAGACAGGTAAGAAAAAGCGAGTATCGTTTTCTGTTTGCTTGCTGATTCAGAAGCTGTTTCCTTATCTTCACCTGCAATAATCATTTTTGAATTGTGTGCTATATATGAACCTATGTATAAATGATTACCGAGGTCACATTCAACATCTTCATCATCAACAGTAGCTTTGTAGGTCAATTTTCTAAATTCAGGTATGAGTTCAGGGATCTTCAACTCTTTAGTTTCGAGCTCTCCTCCAGTGTTATAAGCTTGTGAAGCTTCACCAATTTTCGTAATTACTTCGTAATCTCCAGACCAACCTTGTTTATAGAAAGCACCATCAACAGGATTGAAATATGCACCAGGACAAGCCTTTACCATTGCATCTATATCGTCATAGGAATCAGAAATATCGGTATCAAGTTTATCTTCTGCATCGAGTGTAATTCGCTTGTAGTCTTTCTCTGTTTTATAGACTACTATCGGTTCTTGAGTAACACAGGATGTGAGATCATTTTCTGGAAGTGCATTCAGAGTATCACGAAGAAAAATAATGTTTGCGGTGTGCTGACCTTCATCTGAGGTAAACTCACAACAAAACTTCTTTCGAATGACTGTTAAAAAGTCAGCGCAAGTACCGTCAGGAACCAGGTCGGATAGACGTATCTTTCCATTTACAAGTACATCAATAACATTATTGATAACGACCATTTTCGTGAATGGTTCAGTTTGTGTAAAGAAGTTGGATTGTAATGTATAACCAAAGTAGGCAAAGATTCGTTGAAGTAAATAATTAACTCTGATGAATGGTGATATGTAATATCCAGGAGCGAGTGTAATGGGTATCTCGTTTACATACTCTGTACGTTGGATAGCATTATAAAAATCGCAATCGGAATCATTGATATCAGGAAGAAAGGCTGATACTGTAGTATAATTAACATAGCTCATTTTTCCATCTTTCCACATCCATTTTGCTTTTGATTTTAGTCCTGTATCCTTACCATAAGCATTTAGAAATTTATAATTAAAGCCTAAATTAACACCAGAATCATCTGTGAGAAGTACAGGAAAGATCGTGTATTGCTCATTTTTATTATCACGAAGTGAACGACAAAAAGCAATTCCTTGTTCAACAGTATTAACACCAGGGATGAATTCATCTTTGAAGATATCCTTCAGCTTCACTTTCTGTATGCGCGAATAGAAGGAGCCATCGTTGATATAGAAAGCTGTAGAGATGCTCCCCCTGTATTGTGCCGAGAGCACCATCTGTCGACATTGTGCAAAATACTCGCCATCCTGAATAGCTACATCTGCAGCTTCCATCTTGACTCTTCTTCCGAAAGAATCCGGGAAACCGAGGATCCGTCGGTTGCGCTCTGAAGCAGGAAGTTCGAGGGGTGTGGTCTGCTCTCCAAAGTCGTTAAAAAACGGATTAGTGCGTTCGACCTGTATTTGTGTGTCGGGGCGGAGATTATAGTCTTCCCCCTTTTCAAGATTTGTTATTCTCATAAAAGTAAAAAAATATAAAGGGATTATTTGCTTCCGAATCGGCGTGCCTTATCGCGCAACTGCTGCTTCTGTTCAAGTTCGTTTAATGCCACGCTGGCAGGAATACCTTCTGTGGCGAGGCGATCGAGGACATCTGTGAGCCGGCGGATTAACATATCCTTTGATGCGTCGTGATCAGGTGGCTGGATATGTCCATTGCTTCCTGCAGGCGAGACCGCTCCTCCAGCTGCACGCCCCGAGGCTTGCTGAAGGATGAACTTGTTCATGTCAAGGGTGCGAATGGTTCCTGCACGCTGTGCCCGATCGATGATGTCGATGATAGGGGAAATGGTAGGGTTTTCCACGGCAGCATTGGATGCCACCCACTCCTTGCTATGGCCATAGCCTCCCTCACCGACGATGACCGTCGGTTTATCGACGAAACCTCGTCGGTTAGGTTCGTAAGCAGCATGGAAGCGTTTACCGTCTTGCTCGCGTTCAATGTCGATGCTACCTCCAGACTCAAGCCCTGTAGCCACGCGCGCCCCTGATGAGCTGTTCGCAGCAGCCCCTTGCATTGTCATTTTCTTGACCTTGTTGCGTTCGGCCAATGCAGCCGCGAGTTGTGCCGTACCTGTGACGGCCATGAGGGCAGCTGCGGGGATGCCTGCTGGGAACCCGAGCTCTGAGAATGTCTTGGCAATTGCAGCAGCCGTAGACGCGATGATTTGCGATGCCTGAATGGCGAAGTTGACATCGGCATATTTTTTTTGAATTTTCAGTTTTTCGTTAGCCTTTTTCTTTTCGAGTTCTGTGGTGTCTTGGCCTGCATTTTTAGCGGCTTCAATCTCGGCATCATACTTGGCATCGACATTGGCTTCTTCAGCCTGCATGAGTGCCTGCATTGCTCCAGAGGTGAGGTTGGAATAATAGTCGAAGGCCTCTTTCGCCTTGGCTATCTTGAGGTTCTTGACAGCTTCCTCATACTCTGTTTCGGAGATTTCCTTATTCTGCAAGTGCTGTTTGAGCTGTTCGAGTTCGGCATTATAAAGTTCCTGCTGAGTAGCCAGTCCATACTGCTGACGTATCTGAAGGCGGTGTTCTTCTGCCTGCTGGTCAAGATTAGCCATAGCCTGATCGTACTGTTGTTTATCGATGACACCTTTATCGAAGGCTTCCTTACGCTTCTTAGCCTGTGTTTCATACTGATCTTTGAAGGTGTCGAGTCCGAACTCCTGCCTGGCATGTGCTTTCTCGTCCTCTGTTTTTTTCGCATAGTCGGCGATAATGGCAGCCTTAGCTGCTTCGTAGTCTGCAGTGACTTGCTGCTGTCGCTGTGCATCTTCTTTGGCAAGTTGTAGAGAAGCCTGATAGTAGCCGTTGAGGGCGAGAAGCTTGGCATCGCATTCCTGTTGTAAGGTTTGTGGTGCAGTAGGAGCTATTTGCTTCATACTATCCAGCACATCGTAAAATTGCTTTTCAGCTTCGAGATAAGCTTCATTCACTTGTTGCTGTTGATTTGCTACAGCTTTCTGTTGCTGCTGAATTATTTGATTTCGGCGATTAGCGTCTTTTATATGTAGTTCTTGTGCCTTCTGTAAATGTTGTTTTTCAATATTTAGAAGATTATTCTGATATTGAATATTAAGTGATGTTGTAGAAGCATTGTATTGCTGTTGTGTAATTTTCTTCTCAATCAAAGCCTGTTTGAGAATATTAAGGTCAGCATCGTAAGTGCGTTTAGCATTATCTATATCTGAGCTTCGTTCTGCAGAAAAACCACGTGAATACACCAAATCAGAATTAACGTGTTTACCATGTGTTTTTGTAGTCCCATGCTTTGTTTGGCTAAATTTTTGGCCAATACCTCCATTCTGTTCAACTATTTTTTCTAAGCGTTCATTTTGCGCTGTGAACTGTTCTATTCGGTCTTGTGCTACTTTCGTTCTTGCTTCAAACATGTTAGCCCACACTTGATCCTTCATTATAAGTTCTCCTTTCTCTTTGCTAATCTCGCGAAGCACTTTTCCAAAGCTATTCACGACCACATAATAATCATTGGTCATAACAGCCCCAGAACTTCCATTACCAACAGTTTGTGTTCTCTTCTCTACATGTTCTCCAGCGTCGAGTTTTACACCTCTTTTACTTCCTGCTCGATTGACGTTTTTCTTCTTCCCTTGTGCATCATCAAGAGTATCTTGTGCGTTGAGAATTTGCTTTTCATTAGCTTTCATCTGCTCGTAGGCTGCTTCTGCTCGTGCAGCACGACGTAAGTTGCGAATATAGGTGTCGATGGCTGTCGTATTCTCATTAAAGAGACGTCCTTCTTTCGTAATAGAAGCATGATACCCTGGAACGATAGACTGCATATCGAGGATAGCTTTCTTTCGTTGATTGTAGGATTTCGATGCGTCGTGAATCGTTTGTTTCAGTGTTTTTACCTTTGTAATTTCAGAGGCTGTAGACTCATTAACTACTTTTTCAATATCCTTACTTTGTCGCTTAATGTCAGTAGCAATTTTAGCATGTTCGAGATTAAAATTAACCATCTCTCTCTTCGCTTGTGCGGTTTTATTAAGAAAGGAATAGAAGGCTACACCAGCTGCGACAAGTGCCGTAACGATGAGGAGGATGACATTTGATTTACAAGCAAGATTAAACAATCGCATTTGTGCAGTTGCTCGAAGAGAATTTCCACGCATAGTGTTGATAGCTGCAGCTACGAGTAGATACACTCCTTTAAGGGTTGTTAGTGTTGAAGTCCAGGCAGCCGTGACTATTTTTGCGGCCGTTGTCTGCGTTACCCATGCTTTGAATGCTGTGTTAAGGAGTGTCATGCTGATGGTAAGGGCTGTGATAACGACAGTAAGCGCTGCTGTTAATTTCTTATGCGAGATGAGCCAAATAATACAACTCATAATACTAATTTTCATAGTACCAAAAGCATCAGCAGCTCGTTCTTTAAGAGGTAATAGCGCTTCACCAAGTTCACGTTGTTTATTTTGTAATTCTGTGGTTTTTTGTGCTGCGCGATCGGCGGCAGAGATGTAGGTGTCTCCTGCCTTTGATAGTTCGTTTTCGACGATCGATGCGACACCTTTCATAAAGTTACCCGTTTCCTTTGTTTTTTCAGAAATTTCGGAAGCTGACAGCCCGAGATTGTCAAGAATCATAGGCGATTTACGCCCAAGACCTGTAACAATAGAGTCGACCATATAGTCTAATGATTGTCCCGTCTGTTGTGCCTTAAGTTGTGCGAAACTTAAATATTTACCAAGATCTTCAAGTGGAATATGAAAGTCTTTAGCTTTAACGGCAGCTTTCATGAGTTCTACATCATTAACGGTATTTTTTGTAGCCTTTCTCAGGTTATTAAGCAGACCTGGTTCATCAAGTTGTCTGAATGCGTGAGTGATACCATCAGCCGATTCAGCCATATCTATGCCCTGACCAATAAGTTCAGATATTGCTCCTGACATATTTTTGATGAGTCCAACACCCCACTCTAATGCTTTGAGAGCAGCTTGGCTTATAAAAAAACTATTTGTTTGGTCCGAGCACGCTATTTCTTTGAAGCCTTTTGCATTCTGCTTCAACTGAGCTATTCGTGCATTAACTATCTGTAGTCTATTCTCTAATTCGGAATATTGCTGTGGATTAAGCGCTTTTGAAACGTTGTCTAACTCATTTTGTAAGGACTTCGATTGCTTACGCAACTGTGACATTGTCATGGCATTCGTATCTATCGAGCGTGATTGGAGCTGAATGCTCGACGTGAGTTCTCGAATCTGCTTACTGGTGTTACGATAGGATGTAGACAACTTTTTATATTGTTCAGACTCTTTCCGTCCAGCGGCCTCCATCTGTATCATCTGTTGCAAGCGTTGCTTATTTTCATTGCGTAGTGAAGCCGTTTGAGTTTCGAGCTTGTGAATTTCTTGCTGTGCTTTAGCTGTTTTTACATCGACAGTGTACTGTATTTTATCTTCAGAAAGGTGCTTGTTTGCCATAACTATTACGGATTAAGTGAGTTTTCTAATTGGTCGTGAATAGCTTTACGTACTTCATCTGTAAAGCCATAACGTAACTGTGGAAATGTTTCATGATAGAGAACTCCCCATACAACACGATTATAAAGTGCGAGGTTGCGCCGCTTAAATTTGGCAATACGATCATTACGACGGCGATAAGCCATATCTAAAAAGCGAAGGTAAGGGAGAATACGAACGAAGAAGATTTGTCTACCATCGCTAAGCTGGCTATCAAAAGAATGTGTTGAGAGGGAAGCACGTAACTGGCCTGTGTGTTCGGAATAGTTCTTGCGTACAACCGACTCTTGTGTTGCGTAAATCTTCAAGATACCTTTTTGAAGCGTATCATGAACGAATTTTTTTCGAACGAGACTTTCTGTTACCATGTTTGCCTGTTATTTTCATTGCAAATATAGTAACATTAAAAGAGAGGATAAAGGACAGGTGTTTAGCTGATAAGGGCAATGAGAACAACAACTAAACAGATTGCAATAACATGGGCAAGTAGTGTAATTCGTAAAGCTACAGATCTATTAAGGGCTGTCCAATAGTAGGCCCACAAGAATGGACCTATAATAGGCATGAACATAGACAGACTTACAAAAAACAAAAAAGGTAAAAAGCCTTGACCACGAGCTACAAAGAATGCAAGGATAATTACAAAAATAAAGTAACAAAAGATAGGCATATTGATATATATTTTATAATGCAAATATAGTTGTTTTATTTTAATTTTTATAGTGAAGGATAGTACATCTCACGACGTACTACCTTCTTGGATACGAAATGCTAAAAAAAAATCATCGTTCACGGAACATCCACTTGAACTCTAAGCCGTGTGCTCCAGGGCGGTTGCAGAAGTTGAAGCCTGCTTGTCGGAGACCTTCGAAAATCTCTGTAGGACTGACTTTTGCGGAGGGATCAATATCCTTGATTGCATCCACCACCTCGGCGGTAGAGAAGAAGTGGGTGGCATCGGCAGGTGCTGAAGCAGGTCGATAGGTAGTTTGCAGGGCAGCGATATAGACACTGATGTCTGTGATAGGCTGCTCGGAGTTGTTGTTGTTCTTTGTCATTGTTGTGAAGATTTGGAGATTAATAATCTGTGATTTCGGAGGGACTCTCCGGGCAGAGTGCGTTGAGGGTTCTCAGGTCGTCCTTGAGGACGCGGAGGGTTCGCAGTGTCTGGAATACACCAGGACGGGGTTCTCCAGACTGGTTAACGAAGCATCCTGTATCATCGGAGAGAATGGTCGTTTCAAACTGCTCGAGCATGTTGAGATGCATGAGGAACTTGCCGTCGGCAACCATTTCGTTGAGTGCTGCAATCGTGTCTTGGCTGACAAAATTGAGTGCCTGGTCGATAGGGCGTTTCATCGTTTGCCTCCTTTCTTTTCAGCAACTTCATTAATACTCTTGCAGATGTTTTCACAACTTTCATGATTGAAACCTTCCAAAGAAAGCACTTTCTTATAGTGAAGACGCAGGACTGCTTCGGTGAATCCGTGAGTGGTACAGACATAGATATGGCCACTGCCTGCTTCGAGCGCATACCGATCTTTTGCCTTTGGAATGGCATCCAGTTCTGATTTTAGTTCTTTAATAAACGTCTTCAGCGTAGATTCGTCAGCTATAAGAGCTTGGTAGCGTCGTTCCATACACACGGCAACAGGCTCAAGGTACTTCGGGGTAGAATATGCCTTGAAATAGTAG